TGTTTATCCCAATGGAATGGAACTACGAAGGATTTATTGACGAGTATGGAGTTCCAGTATTCAATACTCCTGACATCGACGTGTTTGCCCCAGATGGTGAACTAATAGATGTAGGTGTTGTTGATCACTGGCAAAACGAAGCTGACGGTTTAAAAAATGATCAAGACGCTTTAAACGAGTTTTATCGTCAGTTTCCAAGAACTGAAGAACACGCTTTTAGAGATGAAACAAAAAATAGTATATTTAATCTTGTAAAAATATACGAGCAAATAGATTATAACGAAGAAATGTCTAGGACACTTGGCATTACAACAGGTAACTTTCAATGGGTTAACGGTGTTAAAGATTCACAAGTAATTTTTTATCCAGATCCTAAAGGTAGATTTAAAGTTAGTTGGGTGCCAAAATCTGAGTTACAGAATAGAGTGGTATTAAAAAACGGAATAAAATATCCTGGTAATGAGCATATGGGAGCTTTTGGTTGTGACTCGTATGACATATCAGGAACCGTAGATGGTGAAGGATCTAAGGGAGCTTTACACGGTTTAACTAGGTTTAGTATGGAGGACGCTCCAGCTAACAGCTTTTTTTTAGAGTACTTATCAAGACCACCTACGGCTGAAATATTTTTTGAAGATGTATTAATGGCTTTAGTGTTTTATGGTATGCCATTATTAGCAGAAAATAATAAACCTAGACTATTGTACTATTTAAGACGTAGAGGTTATAGAGGATTTAGTATGAACAGACCAGATAAAGTTTGGAATAAATTATCTGTAGCAGAAAAAGAAGTTGGTGGTATACCAAACTCTAGCGAAGATATAAAGCAAGCACACGCAGCTGCTATTGAAATGTACATACAAGATCATGTAGGTATGAAGCAAGATGGGAGTTTTGGTGATTTGTATTTTAACTCTTTATTAAACGATTGGGCAAAATTTGATATAAATAAAAGAACAAAGTTTGATGCTACTATAAGCAGTGGTTTAGCTATCATGGCTAATAACAGGCATTTATATAGACCAAATCCAAAAGTTGAAAAACCTAAATTAAACATAAATATTTCCAGATTTAATAACAATGGAACTAATTCACAAATAATAAAATAAATATGGCATATTCTGGTAAAAGTTATTTTCCTAGCCAAACCGTAAGTGATGCTGAAAAGTTAAGCTATGATTATGGTTTAAAAGTTGCTAAAGCTATAGAGCAAGAGTGGTTTAATGATGACTACAATAACAATAGATATAGAAATAATATGAACAACTTTCATAATTTAAGACTATATGCTAGAGGTGAACAGTCAATACAAAAATATAAGGATGAGTTATCTATAAACGGTGATTTGTCCTATTTAAATTTAGACTGGACACCAGTACCAATAATACCTAAGTTTGTAGATATTGTAGTTAATGGTATAGCTGAAAGAACATATGATATAAAAGCTTTTTCTCAAGACCAATATGGTGTTAGTAAAAGAACTGAATATATGGAGTCTATGTTAGCTGATATGAGAACTAGAGAATTAGATGAATTTTCTAAACAAGCTTTTGGTATACCATTAGCTGAAAACGATCCAGACACACTTCCAGATACTGTAGAAGAATTAGGATTACATATGCAGTTAAATTATAAACAAGCTGTAGAGCTAGCAGAAGAGCAAGCTTTAAATGTTTTAATGGAAGGTAATAATTATGAGTTAATTAAAAAACGTTTTTATTACGATTTAACAGTTTTAGGTATAGGTTGTGTTAAGACTTCTTTTAGCACTTCTGAAGGTGCTACTATTGAATATGTTGATCCAGCTAATTTAGTTTACTCATATACTGATTCACCTTATTTTGAAGATATATATTATGTTGGAGAAGTTAAATCAATACCAGTTAATGAGCTAGCTAAAGAGTTTCCGCATTTAACTGAAAGTGATTTAGAAGATATAATGAAAAATAAATCTTATCATAAAAACAGTAATAAAAGTAGATATAACTCAGACAAAGAAGATCATAACAAAGTACAAGTTTTATATTTTAATTATAAAACTCATATGAACGAAGTTTATAAAATGAAAGAAACTGGTACTGGTGCAGATAAAGTAATATCCAAAGATGATACTTTTAATCCACCACAAGAAAATAATTTTTCTAAACTATCAAGAGTTATAGAAGTTTTATACGAAGGTGCTTTAGTTTTAGGTACTGACAAGCTTTTAAAATATGAAATGTGTAAAAACATGCTTAGACCTAAAAGTAATTTTACTAAAGTTAAAATGAATTATGCTATTGTTGCTCCACGTATTTATAATGGCAAAATAGAAAGTTTAGTAAAACGTATTACAGGTTTTGCTGATATGATACAACTTACACATTTAAAATTACAACAAGTAATGTCTAGGTTAGTTCCAGATGGCGTTTATTTAGATGCTGACGGTTTAGCTGAAATAGATTTAGGTAATGGTACAAATTATAATCCACAAGAAGCTTTAAACATGTTCTTCCAAACTGGTAGTGTAATAGGTAGATCATTTACGCAAGACGGTGATATGAACCCTGGTAAAGTACCAATACAAGAAATACAATCAAGTAATGGTGGTGCTAAAATGCAAAGTTTAATAGGTACATATAACTATTATTTACAAATGATACGTGATGTAACCGGATTAAACGAAGCTAGAGATGGTAGTATGCCAGATAAAAATGCTTTAGTAGGTGTACAAAAGTTAGCTGCTGCAAACTCAAATACAGCTACGAGGCATATATTACAAGCTGGTTTATATTTAACAGCAGAAGTAGCAGAGTGTTTATCACTTAGAATATCTGATATTATAGAATACTCACCAACGAAAGATGCTTTTATACAATCCATAGGCGCGCATAATGTTGCTACTTTAGAAGAAATGAAAGAATTACACTTATATGACTTTGGTATATTTATAGATTTAATGCCTGATGAAGAAGAAAAAATGATGCTTGAAAACAATATTCAAATGGCGTTGCAACAACGAAATATAGAGCTTGAAGATGCTATTGATCTTAGAGAGATTAAAAATATAAAATTAGCAAATCAAATGCTAAAAATACGTAGATCTAAAAAACAAGAAAAAGACCAAGCTTTACAGCAGCAAAATATACAAATGCAATCACAAGCTAATGCTCAATCAGCGCAAGCGTCAGCACAAGCTGAAGTTCAAAAGCAACAAGCTTTATTGCAAAGTAAAGCACAACTTCAACAACTAGAATCTCAATTAGAAGCTCAAAAAATGCAACAAGAAGTTGAGTACAAAAAACAACTTATGCAGCTAGAATTTCAAATGAATATGCAGTTAAAAGGTATGGAAGTTGAAGGTATGAAAAGTAGAGAAAAAGAAAAAGAAGATAGAAAAGATAAAAGGACTAAGATACAAGCAACTCAGCAAAGTGAGATGATAGAGCAAAGAAAAACAGATAAACCACCTAAAAACTTTGAATCTGCAGGTAATGATATAGTAGGAGGTGGATTCGGTTTAGGCTCGTTTGAACCTAAATAAAAATTATTAATTATTATTATATTATATTATGGAAGAAAAAAATGAAAAAGTAATCGAAGAGGTTACACAAAAAGATAATAAACAAGACGAAAATAAAGAAAACGTAGTTAAAGTTAATTTATCTGAACAAAAAGAAAATAAAGAAGACAACATTATAAAAGTTGATTTAAATAACCCACCAAAAAAAGAAGAAGATGCCACTGAGAAGCAAAGCACAGATGAGGTACCTGTTCGCGACGGATCCGAAGCTAGCAAAGAAGTTCGTGAAGAAAACGAAGAAAAGCCTGAAGAGCCTACCGAACAAAGTGAAGAGAAAAAAGAAGAAGTAGTATTAGAAGAAATAACCGAAGATTCAACTGAAGAAAAAGTTACTGAAGTAGAAGAACAAGTTGAAGAAGCTATTGCTGAAGCAAAAGAAACAGGTAAACCACTTCCTGAAAATATACAAAAGCTTGTAGATTTTATGGAAGAAACTGGTGGTGATATAAATGATTACGTTCGTTTAAATCAAGATTACAGTAAGTTAGATGATATGTCTCTACTAAGAGAGTATTATAAACAAACTAAATCTCATTTAAACGATGATGAAATAAGTTTTCTTATGGAAGATCAGTTTTCTTATGATGAAGAAGAAGACGATGATAAAGATATAAGAAGAAAAAAATTAGCGTTAAAAGAGCAAGTTGCCAACGCTAAAAGCCACTTAGACGGGCAAAAGTCTAAATACTATGAAGAAATTAAAGCTGGTTCAAAGCTTACGCCTGAACAACAAAAAGCTTGGGATTTTTTTAATAGGTATAACAAAGAGTCAGAAGAAACTAAAAAAGTAGCAGAAGCGCAAAAATCTAATTTTTTAAAAAAGACAAATTCTGTTTTTAACGACAAGTTCAAAGGTTTTGAATATAGTGTTGGCGACAAAAAATATAGATTTAACGTAAAAAATACAAATGAAGTAAAAGAAACTCAAAGCGATATTAATAATTTTGTCAAGAAGTTCTTGAACGAAAAAAATGAAATGTCAGATGCAAAAGGTTATCACAAATCTTTATTTACAGCAATGAACGCAGATGCTATTGCAAAACATTTTTATGACCAAGGTAGAGCTGATGCTTTAAAAGAAAGTATAGCTAAATCTAAAAACGTAGATATGAATCCAAGACAAACTCATGGACAAATAGAAGCTGGAGGAGTAAAAGTAAAAGTTTTAGGTAATAATTCTTCTGATTTTAAGTTTAAAATTAAAAACAATAAATAACAATTTAAAATTACAAAATTATGGCAATTTCAAATCCTGGTAATTTATTAAACAGTACTCCTGGTGTAATACAACAGGCTACTGCTTCAAATTACCTAGACCTTTCAACTAACGCAGGTTGGGGTCAACAATACGTTCCAGATTTAATGGAAAAAGAAGCTGAGGTTTTTGGACCTCGTACAATTTCTGGTTTTTTAGCGCAAGTAGGTGCTGAAGAGCCAATGACTGCAGATCAAGTTATTTGGTCAGAACAAGGTAGACTACATTTAGCTTATACTTGTACTATTACTGATGTTGATGATGGTGGAGGTACTACTAACGGTGGTGAAATAACTATTAATGATCATATTGATACTAATGCTACTTATACTGCTGGTTCACACGGTGTAAGAATTAACGATACTATTATCGTTGCTACTTCTGCTGCTGTGTTAAAATGTTTAGTTGTAAGAATTGATGATGATGTACTTTCTGTAGAACCTTATGGTGTTGCTGATATTACTACTCTTGGTGAAGGTAATACTGGTACTCTATTAGTTTATGGTTCTGAATATGCAAAAGGTGGTCAGTATAATAGTGCTTACGCTGCAAATGCTACCGCGACTGATCGTCATAGAGCTAACGAGCCGACTTTTAATACTTTTCAAAATAAACCAATTATTATGAAAGATTATTACGAAGTTAATGGTTCTGATGCTTCTAGAATTGGTTGGGTTGAAGTATCTACAGAAACTGGTCAATCAGGTTACTTATGGTATTTAAAAGCTGAAGCTGATACAAGATCTAGATTTACTGATTACATTGAAATGGCAATGTTAGAAGGTGAGTTAGCTGTATCAGGTACAGATGATGTAGCTGACTTTTTATCTGCCAATGCTGATGCCGCTGGTACACAAGGTTTATTCGCTGCTATTGAATCAAGAGGTAATGTTACTACTGGTGTAACTGGTGTTAACGCTGCTACTGATTTAGCTGAGTTTGACGCAATACTTGCTGAGTTTGACAAGCAAGGAGCTATTGAAGAGTATATGATGTTTGTTAACAGATCAACTAGCTTAGCTATTGATGATATGTTGGCTTCTATGAACTCTTACGGAGCTGGTGGTACTTCTTACGGAGTATTTAACAACTCCGAAGATATGGCACTTAATTTAGGTTTCACTGGTTTCAGAAGAGGTTCTTATGACTTCTATAAATCTGACTTCAGATACTTAAATGACAAAGGTACTAGAGGTGGTATTAACGACGTTGCTGGTGCTAACGCAATTAGAGGGGTTATGATTCCTGCTGGTACTTCTTCAGTTTATGATCAAACTGTTGGAGCTAGC